CCCGGATGCACCTTATCTCGAAAGCGTTTTGATTAATGGATCAACAACTAAAGTCAAAATCAATCTGACTGTAACTGGTGTTGTTGCTTATATGAACAACGCAGCAGCTCTAGACAATTTAGAACAATTAATGATTGATATAATAAGCACAATGCCATCAGGTTATGAAGTCGGCAATGTCAATCAACCTCAACCATTGGAAGTTGGCGCGGGCAAATACCTCACAGCCGATTTACAAGTAAGCACCTACTACACCAACTAAGGAGAAATCATGCCAACAACTATCGTGACCGGCAGAGATATCACATTCACCATTGCTGGTGATACTTATGATGCTCAGGCCACATCCGCAATTCTAACTATTGATTCCACAATCAATACATATCAAACTTTGGACGGCAAGGCGTATTTTACGACTGATTCGCAAGGCTCGTTTGCTGTTGAAATGCTTGCCGACTGGCCAGCAGGTGGATCACTCTGCAACGCGCTTTGGACAGCGGCAGACACAGCACCAAACACACCATTGGCTGTTGTTTTCACAGCTGCATCAGGATCGGTTTTCAATTTTGATGTTCAGCCAATTTTCCCATCAGCCGGAGGCACAGCACCGGATGCACAAACTGTCTCACTAGAATTCACCTGTGTGACTACACCAACACTATAAAAAGGAGTTCGGGAGCATGAAATTACCAATCACAATCGAATACACGGATGGCAATGCTGAAACATACATTGCACATCCAGCAGAATGGGCAAAATGGGAAAACAAGACTGGCAACACGATTGGACAAGCTCAAGACAAAATGGGCGTGTCTGATCTGTTGTTTCTTGCATATCACGCAATGAAAAGAGAAATGGCAGGCAAGCCAGCTAAGCCATTTGAGATTTGGTGCGAGACTGTTTCTGACATAATTGTCGGTGATGCAAACCCAAAAGCTATAAGTCCGGAAGCATAAATAGGATTCTTTGGGAGGTAGCCATAGCAAGTGGCCAACCTGTCAGCGAATTTAAAACAGCTGAGGATTTACTAACGGCAATTGAGATTATGGAGAAGCGAAATGGCTGAGGATGCAGTTGCTTTTGACAAAGCTGAACTACGATCAATCATTTATGCTTTTAAAGGCATGGATGATGAAGCTGTCACAAAAGCCAAAAGTGTGTCCAATGGCCTTGCTACCTATCTTCAAGGCAAAATCATTTCCAAATCTCAAGGCCGAGACACAGCTTCACGCCGCATTGCCGAAGGCTCACGGGTTAGCAAATCATCTAAGGTTGGCGAAATGTCATTTGGTTTTGCCTCACAAAAATTTTCAGGCGGTGGCACGACTCAGCAACTTTGGGGCGGCTATGAATTTGGATCAAACAAATACAGGCAATTCCCAATCTGGTCTGGCCGTGAAGGTCGCGGCTCAAAAGGCTGGTTTATTTATCCAACGCTTAAGGCAGAACAACCTCAGATAGTAAATCAATGGGCAGAGGCGTTTTCACAGATTGTGAAGGTGTGGTAAATGGCTGCTCAAGGATCAAGAACGCTCAAGCTATCGTTGCTGGCAGATGTTGCTGAATTTACAAAAGGCATTAAGACAGCTGGAAAAGACACCGAATCAATTGGTGATCAATTCACGGCATTTGGCAAAAAGGCTGCTTTGGCATTTGCCGCCGCCGGAGCTGCAATTGGTGCGTTTGCCGTAGAGTCAATCAAAAACGCAGCAGCTGATGAAAAGGCTCAACGGCTTTTGGCTTTGACCATTGAAAACACTACCAATGCCACAGCCGCTCAAATTGCAGGTGTTGAGAAATACATTTCAACAACATCCATTGCAATTGGTGTTACAGATGATGAATTGCGACCAGCATTTGCACGATTGACCAGATCAACAAAAGATGTTGAGGATGCTCAAAAACTATTAAACCTAGCTTTGGATATTTCATCAGCTACGGGCAAACCTTTGGAAGCTGTGGCAAATGCGCTTGGAAAAGCTTATGATGGCAATCTAGCCTCTCTGGGTCGCTTAGGATTAGGCATAGATCAATCAATTCTTAAATCTAAAGATTTTGATTTAGTCTTTAACACACTCACAGACACTTTTGGCGGTTTTGCAGATAATGAAGCTCAAAGCGCGGAAAAGGCTTTTGCTCGCATAAAGATTGCTACCGATGAGGTGCAAGAACAAATTGGCGCGGCTTTGCTTCCGGTAATTCAAGAATTGACCGCGTTTATTCTTAGCGATGTTGTACCTGTTGTCCAAAGTTTTGTAGATGGTTTGACTGGTCAGGATAGTCTAAAAGACGGATTGACCGATTCACAGGTGACAGCTATTGAATGGGGCAAAAAAGTCCGAGGTGTCATAGACACAGTCATAAGTTTGAAGGATGAATTGATTGCTGTGGCAGCTGTTATTGGCACAGTTTTTGTTGTATCCAAAATTAGTGCGGCTGTTGTGGCTACCATTGCCTTAATCAATACTTTGATAAAAGCCTATAATTTACTTAAAGCATCAGCCATTGTTGCTGGTGTTGCAACCGCATTTGCATTAAATCCTTTGTTAGGCGTTGGAGCCGTTGCATTAGCTGCTGGTGTTTTGGCTGGAGCAAATGCTTTGGCAAGATCAAGTGACACTAGCGGTGCAGAAACTTTTGCCGTGGGTGGCGCACCTGGAGCAATTAGTGGCGGTGCTGGTGGATCAACCGGAGGCGGAGGCGGAGGCGGCGGAGGCGGCGGCACAATACCTACGATAAAGATTCCAAAAATACCCGAAATAAAAGGCGATAAAGGTGGAACCGAAGGTGTAGCTGGAGCCGGCACAACAGACTCACAAAACACCGCAAGATTGATTGCAGCGGCGGCAGCAGCTAGTGCCAGCATGAGTGACATCAATGCTCGCACAATGGCCATTAGAGCTAGAGAACGCGGCGATGTGCCATCAACTGTTGTAGTCAATGTCAATGCGCCATCAATCATTAACGAAGAAGGATTTACACGGGCAATCAATGAAGCTCAAAACAACAGTTTTTTTAGAGGCACCGGTGGTGCAACTAATTTAGTGGGAATTTAATGACACTATTCAATCCTGTTTGGCGCGTAACTATTGGCGGTGTGCAATATCAAACCGCTATCTTGGCCAACCTAACAATTCAAAGCGGTCGCACAAACATTTATGAGCAAGCGCAAGCCGGCTATGCAAGCCTACAAATTATCAACCTTGACCAATCAAATGTGCTAATTGGCATCAATGATTCTCTCACAATTGAGCTGCAAGATTCAACAGCTACATTTGTGCCAATTTTTGGTGGATCAGTTGTGGATGTTGGGATTGCCGTAGCTGAGGTTGGTTCGGTTGATTACGCACAGCGCATCAGCATTACTGCCTTGGGCGCATTATCTAGGTTGCCAAAGGCATTAACAGATGGCGTGTTGGCACATGATTTTGATGGAGATCAGATTTACACAATTTTGAGCCAAGTCTTATTTGCACAATGGCAGCAAGTGCCTGCAGCTTTGACATGGGCTACCTATGATCCAACCACCCAATGGCAAGATGCCGAAAACACAGGATTGGGCGAAATTGACAGGCCGGGCAATTATGAGCTTGCGCAACGCTCCTCTAGCCGTACCGATGTTTATTCATTGGTTGCAGCTCTCGCCAGCAGCGGTTTAGGTTATTTGTACGAGTCGCCAACGGGCCAAATCGGGTATGCCGATTCGACACACCGCACCAATTATCTAGCGGCCAATGGTTATGTTGATCTCACAGCCAACCATGCTTTGGCATCGGGTTTAAGCATTCAATCGCGCACGGGCGATGTGCGAAACAACATCACAATCCAATACGGCCAAAATAGTAACAATGAAACCGATGCCAGCGATGCAGCATCAATTGCGCTCTATGGCGAATTGTCACAAATCTTTACAACAACATTGAGGCATTTGCACGATGCCGAGGATCAAGCTGATTTTTATCTGGCACTTAGAGCTTATCCACGCTTTAATTTTAATAACATCACCTATGAGCTGACTAATCCAGAGATTGATGATGCCGACCGCGATGATCTCATCAATGTGTTTATGGGAATGCCCGTGGATATTGCCGACCTGCCACTCAACATGAATTCTGGAGATTATTTGGGTTTTGTTGAAGGCTGGACATTTTCTGCCAGATATAATCAGGTCAGCGTTTCAATGATTGTTTCACCGATTTCATTCTCATTGCAAGCCATGCGATGGAATGATGTGCCGGTGGTAGAAC